ACGCTAGTCTTGTTGCTAGACCTTATGGGGAAGTGTTTCAAATAAAAGAAAGATTTACTATTACAGATGGCGCACACGAACAATTTTATACTTTCCCGTTAAAGTTTACAGAAAAAACAGACTTGGAAATGAGGGCGTTTTCTTCTACAGGATCTGTTGAGTTTAATGTTTCCGCGTCAATGGAATTCATTTACATACAAAATAACGGTAGGTTGTAATGGCGACAAGAAAGAAGAAATCTGTTAATCTATCAGTTAAGCGTGGCGAAAAGCTGCCAGCATCTAGAGGTGCTGGATTAACGGCAAAAGGCCGGGCTAAGTATAACCGAGCCACAGGCTCAAAACTAAAAGCACCACAGCCGGGTGGTGGTAAGCGTAAGAAGTCTTACTGTGCAAGATCAGCAGGTCAGATGAAGATGCATAACGTAAACTGTAGCAAAACCCCCAAGAAGCGCATCTGCGCTGCTAGAAGAAGATGGAAGTGCTAATGGACAACAAAATTATTGCCGGTGCAATGTTGGCTTTTCTAGGCTGGCTTGGTGTTTCAATTATGGATTTAAAGACTGACACGGCGGTTATTGCTGTGAAGGTAGATAAGAATCACGAGATACTAACTGTCTTGTGGGGTGATTTTTTGGAGAAAAGAAATGGCAATCTCGCGAGGTTCGATGTCCAAGCAAGTAAGTAAAGGTGGATCGAAGGATGCATGTTACAGCAAAGTTAAGCGCCGTTATAAGGTCTTCCCGTCAGCGTATGCAAGCGGGGCAATCGCCAAGTGCCGTAAAGTCGGTGCAGCCAACTGGGGAAACAAAACAAAGAAAGCAGCAGGCGGAACATACAAGTACCGCACAACCAAATTATATTGATAGTGGGCAAGTAACACTGAAGCCGTGGTAGAATTCTTATTAACAGTCTATTTGGGGAGTCAACTAATAGATCAAACACAGCGGTTCGCGGACATAGATAGGTGTATCTATTTTGCTGAACGGCTATCACAGCAGCCATCGGTGCCTATAACTGACGGAAGGAGGGCAAAAATAGTAGCTATTTGTAAACCTATACCGAAGAGATAAAGATGCCGATTGCAGAAATTCTAACCGGAATTGCTTTGGTTCAGCAGTCTGTTGCTTTCATAAAGAGCAATATTAACACTGTTCAGGACATAGGTCAGATAGCCACTCAGATTGATGATTTGTTTCGTGGCGAAAAAGAAGCGCAGCAAGCTAGAAATAAAAAGGCTGGCGGCGGATTGGGTGATCAGTTTGGTGTAGACACTGTCGCAAAGGAAATTATAGACGCTAAGATTGCGGCGGAAAAGCTACAAGAAGTAGCTACTTTGGTGGATATGAGGTTTGGCCCCGGAACGTGGAAGGGCATTGTCGCCGAAAGAGCTAAACGTATACAGGAAGCTAAAGAGGCAGCAGCGGCTGAACGTAGGAGAAAGCTACAAGAAGCTAAAGAATTTGAAGAGATGATGAAGCAGATAGTTCTTGTAGCTGGAGTTGTGATTATGGCTCTTGGTTTATTCATTTATTTATTTGCAGTTGTTTTTTAGGTATGGACCAGATATGGCAGTACGAAAGACTAAAAAGGGAGCGGCCCTCAAGCGGTGGTTCAAGGAAGAGTGGAAGGATGTTCGCACGGGGAAGGCGTGTGGGCGTAGCGAAGGAGAAAAACGGGGTACTCCATATTGCCGCCCCTCCAAGCGCGTATCTTCTAAGACCCCTAAAACATCCAAGGAAATGACAGCGGCTGAAAAACGTAGTAGAATATCACAGAAGAAAAGACTAGGTCAGCCAGCAGGTAAGCCGCGTCGTGTTAAGTCGTTGAAAAGGAAGAAGTAAATGGCAGTTTCAGGTTCTAGAAACTTTGAGTTAAATGTCGCCGAGATTATCGAGGAGGCATATGAACGCTGCGGTCTTGAGGCTCGTACAGGCTACGACTTCAAAACAGCGCGGCGTTCGCTTAACCTGATGTTCGCTGACTGGGCAAACCGTGGCTTGAACTTGTGGACAGTAAAGCAGGGTACACAAGCTTTGACCGCAGGCACAGCCACTTATGCATTCACTGACGATTACACTGACTTATTAGAAGTAGTGATACGGCGCAGCGGCACCGACTATGAGTTAGACCGCATGTCACGCGGTGATTATTTGACCCTACCTAGCAAAACTACTGAAGGCCGTCCTAGTCAGTATTTTTATAACCGTCAGATAGCCCCAGAAGTAACTTTGTGGCCGACACCAGATAGCTCCACTGACACACTTATCTATTACTATGTGCAGCGGATGGACGATGCTGATACATTGGTTAACACAACAGATGCTCCGTTTCGCTTCTATCCTTGTATGGTTGCTGGCTTGGCTTACTACGTTGCCATGAAGAAAGCTCCGGAACGGGTTCAGCTTTTAAAAGCTGTGTACGAGGAAGAGTTCCAACGTGCGGCGGACGAAGACGAAGATCGAGTGCCTTTGAAACTTCAGCCGAGTATTCAGTATCTAAGGGTTAACTGATGGCAAGATATGCATCGGGAAAAAATGCGTGGGGGTACTCAGACCGTTCTGGTTTTCGTTATCGTTTAAACGAAATGGTAAAGGAATGGAATGGTTTAAAAGTTGGGCCCGATGAGTATGAGCCCAAACACGAACAGCTTGAACCAATTAAGGTTGGTCCTGATCCACAGGCTCTATACCAGCCTCGCCCGGATCAACGCACAGAGTCGGCAGTGGAATCCCTTTTGCCCTTAAACCCCTTCGAAACAGGTGCACAGGGTAGCGCTATTATTACGGTGTATGAAAAAGCCCACGGCAGAACCACGGGTGATACGGTTCGTTTTCGCGACGTTTTCGCTTTTGATGGGTTTAGCACCGCTACAATACAGCAGGCAACTGGGTATGTTATAACAGTTATTAGTACAGACAGCTATACATTTACCGCAGCGTCAGGAACTGCTACAACAGGAAATCAGCGGGGTGGCGGCGGAACAGCTACGGCAGGCCCGGTAACATTGGTGATATAAATGAGCTTTACATACGCACAGCTAGAAACAGCAATACAGGATTTCACAGAAAACTCTGAGACATCCTTTGTAACAAACCTGCCGGTATTCATTCGCGGTGCAGAAGACCGTATCTTTACCCTTGTTGATCTTGAGTTATTTCGCAAGAACGCTACCGCGCAGCTTACTGTAGGTGACCCATATCTTAGTGTGCCTACGGACTATCTAGCGCCGTTTTCGTTTCAGATCATCACTACGAACTATAAAGAGTTTCTTGAAAACAAGGACGTTAATTTTGTGCAGCAGTATGCTGTTGACGCAGGTATAAATACTACACCTAAGTATTATAGCGTTTTTGATGTCGGCAACTTCATTGTTGGCCCAACCCCAGACTTAGCCTATGACGTAGAACTACACTATTACTATCGTCCAGCCAGCATCACCGCAGGAGCGGCATCTGGCACAACGTGGCTTAGTGAGAATGCCCCGAATGCTCTTCTTTACGGTTCGCTTGTTGAAGCGTATACTTACATGAAGGGTGAAGCGGATATGTTGCAGTTGTATGAGCAGCGGTTCGCGCAAGAAATACAACGCTTAAAGGATTTGGCTGAAGCTAGAGAGAATAGCGATGCCTACAGGAGAGGTCTACCTGATAGGCCACGCACATAAACAGGAGTAAAAGACGATGGCAACATCAAATGCAGCAACCACCTATCTGGAGAGACGGATCCTTGACTATCTGTTCAAGGGTGATTCACTCTCCTTTGCTTCGCCGGGTAATAACCTTTATGTCGGCCTAGCAACAGCAATCACTGATGTAGAAACAGGAACCGTAACAGAGGTTCAGGTTGACACTGATGACGCTAACTATACCCGCAAGCGCGTTGTAGCGGCAGACTGGAAACAGTCAACCACTACACTGGCTCGTGGTATTGGTACAGCAGACACTGAAATTCAGATTACAGACGCAGAAGCATTCCCGACATCAGGCACTATCGTGATTGATGACGAGACCATCACCTACACAGGTAAAGATGGCACCGCTAACGCTGATGTTGACGGCGCGGTCACTGCGTCACCTAACGTGGTTTTGGACGGCAATAACGGCACAATTACTGTTGGTATGATTGTTACAGGTACAGGTATCTCAGGCACCGTTAAGGTTTTGACCGTAACTTCGCAGAATGCAATTGTTCTGGATACCTCAGTTACACTGGCTGATGACACCCTACTAAACTTTGATGGCACAAACACGCTAACAGGCTGCACACGCGGAACATCAAGCACAACCGCAGTTAACCACGTTACGGCTGATGTTAACGGCGCGGTTTCAGCTTCTACCACAGTGGTGATGGACAACGTGTTTGGCACATTGGTAGTTGGCGCTCGTATCCGTGGTACAGGTATCACTGGCCCAGTTCATGTGGCTTCTATCTCTGCACAGAGCGGCCCGTCTGCCGGTACAGCTACAGTTGTTCTGGACACAGCGGTTACTATCTCTGATGATGTCGCGGTGACATTTGACGCAGAGTCCGTGATTTGTGACCAGCAGCAGGTAATCAATGACAACAACATTGAGTTCCCAGCAGCAGCGGGTACAGCAGCAACATACACTGTTACACATGCTTTTGTGGCTGACGGTAACATTGCTACAGCGGCTGTTAACGGTGCGACAACAGCATCAAAGACAGTGGTTCTAGATACTAACGTAGGCACAATTGCGGTTGGTGATGTCGTGACTGGCACAGGTATCACAGGCTCACCTAGCGGTGTGGTTCGTGTACAGACGGTTACATCTCAGACCAACATTGATCTGGATACCGCAGTTACGCTAGCCAACAATGATGTACTTACCTTTGACGGAACAAATAAAATGTTTGTTGGTGAGCTTGATGTAAGTAAGACAATTGCAACGGGGGATATCTTCCGTATCAACAGTGGTAACTTGAGCATCGAGTTGAAGTAATGGCCTTTGTAATCAAGGATCGCGTTAAGGAAACAACCACCACAACAGGCACTGGCACGTTAACTCTTGCCGGTGCCTTGAGTGGGTTTGATGCGTTTTCTGAAATCGGTGACGGCAACAATACTTATTATGCTTGCACCGATAACGTGGACTTTGAGGTAGGTATTGGAACTTACACAGCCACAGGCACAACTCTTTCTAGGGACACTATTCTGGAAAGCAGCAGCACTAAACTGACCGCTGATGTTAACGGTGCGGTGACTAACAATGTAAACGTGATTGTGGACAATGTGCAGGGCGGAACCCTTACCGTAGGCCAGCGTGTGCGTGGCGCTGGAATAACTGGTGTGGTAACAATCGCTGTAGTTAACAGCCAGACAGACATAGACCTCAGTGTGGCAGTAACTTTATCTGACGATGACCCGCTTACAATTGGGGATGAGAAGATTAACTGGACAGCAGGCACTCGTACAATCTTTTGTACAATGCCGTCAGAAAAGATTATCTTTGCTGACAACAACGACAATCCGGTAAATCTAGTTGAACAAGACCCGCAGGCTTTGGCCTTTGCGATTGCGTTAGGATAGGAAGATGGCAAACTCATTTTTATCAGAAACAGATACTGCGGTAGGAACGAGTCCGGCAAGCATATACACCTGTCCTGCCGCGACAGAGACCACAATCATTGGTTTGAGTATATCGAATATAGTAACCTCGCAGATTTTAATTGATGTAGTTCTGGATGCTTCTGCTCGTACAAGCGGCGCGGAAGACAGCGTGTATCTTATCAAAGCTGCACCGATTCCGGTTGGCTCGTCTATTGTTGTGGTTGGCGGTGATCAGAAGGTGGTTATGGAACCCGGTGACGTTCTGAAAGTTACCTCAGACACGGCCTCATCTGCTGATGTGGTGATGAGTCACCTAGACATAACATAAGGAGAACGCAATGCCATATATGGGTAATCCACTTGCGACAGCATTCTCCACCATTAATAAGCAGGACTTAACTGGTGGCAGTGGCACCAACTTCACGCTTGATTATTCTGTGGGTAGTCCGCAGGACATTGAGGTGTTTGTTAATAACGTACGCCAAGAGCCAGTAACAGCCTACACCATCTCAGGCACCAGCCTGACTATGACTGGCAGCATTGTAGCCACAGACGACTTCTATGTAGTGTTTCAAGGCAAAGCCCAACAGACCGTGGTTCCGGGCGCGGGGACGATTACGCAGGCGATGTTTGCCCCCGGCCTTAACTTGGGCGCTGGTTACTTCCAAGGCAACAACGGAGACACAGGCGATACAACAAACGGCAAAGGCGATATATTCAGAGTTAACGCTCAGACGCTAACAAGCAATGTCACTATTGCGACTGCTGATAACGCCACGGCTGCTGGCCCACTTACCATTGACACTAGCGCAACGCTGACCGTCAACGGCAACTTAACAATACTGTGAGGCATAGATGGCTTCGATATTAAATGTAGACCAGATAAACAATGCGGCGGGTACGAGTGCTGTTACGCTTGACGCAAGCACAGGCAAAGCATCGTTTCCGAATGGTGCAGTGCTGCCAGCGGGGAGTGTGTTGCAGGTTACGCCTCTGTCAACTTCGACTTCAAACGATAACTACCAGTCAAACTCTTTTGTTGATATAACGGGGTTGTCTGTGACTATGACACCGTTAGCTGC